GGTCTTCGCATATCGGATGATGCTGCACAAACCACTTACGGAATCGCCGATACTTTGTCGAGTTACGAATCTTCCACGCCACACTTAATCGCGGGTCAGCCTTACGTTTGGCGTCATAGCCCTTATCCGACCACTTGCGGCCCACCGTTGCGGCTATTCGTTGTTTATGACTTTGTGGGGTATTCGGCATTGGCGTTCTCCTTTTGTAGATATGTAACTTCAAATCTCACTACCATCGGCTCTAATATCCTAACCAGCATACATGTCGTTTGCTGGCAGTAATGCGCACTTCGTTCTTCGTTACTTGCGATAGCAATCTCATCGTGCGGCAAGTCGTTTTGTCGCAACGCCACCTTAAACACCTCTTCCGCTTGCGCCATTACATACTCCACACAAAGTTTCTCTAATTTAATCATTTGAGCCTTTAGTTCTTCTTCTGCTCTAACTTCGCCAGCCTTTTCCAAAAGCCTGCTTGCGCAGTTCTACAATCTTCGCTTACTAAGCTTGTCCTCTACTCTTTCCAACCGCCCGGCGAGCTTGTCCATGTCCCTGCCTATCAATGATTTGGCCCAATAATTATTCTCAACCACCCGTAGTCTCGCCCTGAGCTCCGCAATATCCTTATCCACTAATCTGGCCCAATTCCCTATCGGATTCTCTGGCTCCTTGTCTGGCTCACACACGGCTTGTTTAGCAGGAATTAACTCCATTTTGATTCTCCTTAATCAAGTTCCCGTTTGTAGCTTTGCAAGCTCCGCCGCCAGTCTTTTGTTTTCGAGCGTCAGCTCAAGTAGTGCTTCGTTATACGCCTTTGTCCAATACACCTTTGATTCCTTTGATTCTTTTGCTTGGCAGTCAATGTGCGTGCCTGTTGGCGTTACATCAGCAATAGCGTTGCCCTCTGCGTCATACAGTATGGTTCTGCCGTTTACTATCTTCCGATGGCCAAGCCGGCCCTCAATCCTTTCTATTCGCTCGACAAGTCCGCTTAGTTGGCTCTCGATTTTGCGAACTTTAATTTCTGTAGACTCCCACTCTTTTTGAACAAACTCAAATTCCTGTTTTTCCAACATTAACGATTCTCCTTAATCAAGCCCCCAGCCCTAACGCCGGGGGCTGTTCCTTTGCGCCTACGTCTTCGGCGGCAGGCCCCGCAAGGCCCTGATGACATTCTCAGTCTCCGGGCCTATCGCAAGTGCTGCTTTTAACTTCTCCCAACTCGCAGGGTTTTTCACCTTTAGGGTCTCAATGGCTGAGACAAGACTGGCAGTAGACTTGTAGTACAATTCCTCTTTCGTTTGCGCTTCTGTCAGCTTTGGCTTCATATTCCGCCAAGCCCCTAAAGCCCCGGCACCAGCACCAGCGACAGGCAACAACACGGGCCAGAAGGCCGCCAGAATAGTCGCTATGTTTACCGCCGCTTCAGTTCCAACCTCGACCTTCGCCGCCGTGTTCGGGTCCACGTTGTATAAGGTTTCACCCGTTTCCGGGTCCGTACTCTCAATGCAGCCCACGCAGGCCATACACAGGCTCAATAGGACTACACACCACAACATTGTCTTCTTCATCTTCATTTCTCCTTAAAAAATGTACTTGAGTAATGCCAATAACAACAAAATCCAAAACGCCACCCAGCAAGCAATTATCATCCAGACCCCTATGACGAACATAAAACAGATGGCCACATCCTTAATCTTGTTCACTTTGCGCTCCTTCGCCGTCAAACTTAAAGTCCATTTGTTTTTCTTCGTGATTGAGCGGCCTGGCCTCGACGGTCTCGCCGGTATCGAGCCTATTGCAGACCGCAGTGCCGGTTGTGAAATTCAGCACTAACTGGCAATCCACGTTGCGAAATGTGTACTTATTGCGAACAAGATGCCTTTGTACCTTCGCTTCCGCTTCCAGAGCCGTTACCCGCGACTTGTATTCTTCGGCAACGGACTTTTTCTCATCCTCGGCGGCGTCCGCCTCATCCAGCTTCCGGGCCAGCGTGTCTGCCGCCACTTCAAGCTCTTCCTTCGTCAGCTTGCATTTGAGATTGCGCGTCTCATGTGTCGTTTTGACTGCATCCTCTGCCTTTGTTTTTGCCATTTTCTTTTCCTTTCACTTTGAATTATTTATTTCTGCGTATGTCACAGCCAGCGCAAGGGCCGACCAAAGATGTGATTTAATTCCCCAAAGAGGGCCTTGCGTTTTCTTTTTACCTATTGCCTTTTCTTTGCCGCCGAAGCGGTCAATCAGGGCCTGGCGGATGTTAGGGTCTTTTGCCCGCATCGAGTTACACAGATGCAGCTTGACTTGGCGGCGCGGCATAAATACGACGTTCGTCGAGCCACGATTGAAAACCTCTTCCTCGAAGCGTCCCGTCCAACGAACGGTCTCGAACACGCTTTTACCAACGGGCATGCCGAAGTGTTCCACCTGCTCAATGACGACCAAGATGCTTGCTCCATAAGTAATAAGCATATTGCGGATATCCAGATTCTCTTTTATGCCCTTGTCAAGCACGCGATGCGCTGTGCTGTCATACACAATCCACCCGCTCTGCTCCGGGCCAGGATCAATCGCCATTATCAACATCTTTAAGCCCCTTAACTATGCTCTTTCGCGTCCTTGTCATTCAAAACTCTTTTTTCAATTCCCAACCCAAAATGCTTATCAATAATTGTTCCGCCTTTGCGTAATCCGGCTTTGCGGGCAGCGTACTCCTCACAAAGGCTTCATCGAGTAAATGCTGTAGTCTTTCCGCCTCATTTTCTATCTGGTCCAATCTCCATTCACCTCGCTTAATTTCCTTTAGCTGTTTAGCGTCATGCCGCGCCACATTTATTTCGCCCGTGGACAGGGCCTCGATTCCCATACGCAAAAGCCGGATTAAATGCGCTGCATTTTTACAGTCATAGCCAAATTTTTCAAACCGCTCACGCCTCTTCTTTCCTTGAAACGCCTGGTCTGTACAGGAGTGAATCATTCTCTGTAATTGCCCATAAGCGTAGCCCCCAAAACTCTTGTACAGGGCCTTGCTCATAAATATCGAGCGATTTTCAATTAAACGATGGCCCCAATTTCGCTGGACGATATAAAGATTCTGCGGCAACCATAACAGCGACAAAACATTCGGGTTCGACTTCAATAGAAGGCGAACATATTTGCGTATTTCAAACAACGCAAAATCGTATCTGTCCATAACGCCGACGCGTTCAATGTGTTCAAACCGAGCAAGACCAAAATAATGGGATATGGGCGCAATAAACACGCCGCCCACGTCAATATCATCTATCACGTCGCCTGCTGTTCCGTGCGCAACGCTTCCCCTGTAACCTGCCAGCCCAACAGTCGGCCAAGCCATATACAGTTGCTCATCAGATTCTATCGCTGCTCGCAATTCGCCTGTCATTCCCATAGCCCTCCTTGTTTGAGTAAATGTCTATGTTTTCGATAAAACTTTTTCGCCCCTGCGATGTTGTCTTGCCGCCATCGAGGACAGAATGGCCGAGGCAGCATTTCATCATCGGAAAATCTCTCACCGCATTTCAGGCAGGTAAAGATTGAGCCGTACCACTCCTGATGCCAGCCCATAAAAAACCTTTTTTTACCACAGGTCGGGCAATCATATCGCCTGAGCCAAACCATATCGGGTTTTGCAAAACTTATGTGACTTCCCATTAAAACAGTCCTTTCTGGCCGGTCTTCTGCTCGGCCACGGTTAGGCCCGTCTCGGCCTCGGCGACGCGGGCTTTAGTCAAATCACACTGACTCTGCCTAATATCTATTGCTATGTATTTTCTGCCTGTCTTTACGGCTACCGCCGCCGTTGTCCCTGAACCGGAGAATGGGTCGAGGACAATACCATCAGGCGGACAAAAACTCCGGAGCATAAAGTCAGCTAATTGTTCCGGAAACGATGCTTCGTTTTCGTGGGCAAGTTTATTGCCTATATTTCCGCCACCCACTTTGCATTTTATGACATTACCAGGGTTGGCCTGGTCGGGTTTTGTATAACCTTGAAGCCGCATTGTGCCATCGGGCATTCTTTTCGTGTGTGGAGACTTATCATAGCTACGAGACGCGTTACTCCGTCGCCCATCAGCTGTTCTATTGCTCATCGGTCCCCCTGTACGGTATTTACAAGGATGTCCACAAGCCGTATTATCGCTCCAGGGCAACTTGCCGCCGGACGTAACCGAGACAATATATTCCAAATCGTGCCGGAGCCAATCGGGTCCACCAGACCCAGGGATGCCGATACGATGAAAATACGGCCCCTCCCGTACACAAATACCCGCCCGGTGCAAATCGGCAATCAATAGAGCTGGTACGCAGGACCACCTGTAATTCCGCGTCCTGCCCTGTACCACGAAAGCAACCAGCCCCTTGCAGATTCGCAGTGATTCTTTGTAGACCTTTACCATCCAGTCCACCCATTCCTGACCCTTCAAATTAAAGTCCATTCCGTAAGTCCGGGCGTCCTCGTAGGGCGGCGAAGAGAAAACTAAATCTACGCAGTTTTCAGGCCATAGCTGGGTGACTTCGGGATACGTCCCACAGATGATTTCATTCGGCCTCATTAACGTCCTCAATGACTTTTGCGGCCTTGGCTTTCCGTAGTTCTTTGTGTGTAATTTTATACCGCTTCCTGATTTTTGCCGGCGCATAAGGCGCATCTGGTTCTTTATCACAATAGGCGCAGGCAATCAGGCTTTGGCTTTCGTCCTTAAAACTCGTCACCCTGACCCGATTGCGGTCCCACAAAAATTCAGCCCCGACAGTCAATCGGCCTTTTGTTTTGAGATGCGTTCTGTGTACTATATAACCGCCCCGCGGGTCGGGATATTCAATCCCAGTGTAAATAAATGGTCTTCGCCCTGCGTGTTTTTCATAGGCTCTTGCAAATGATAAGTTCCCATCCGAGACTGCACGGCTATAACAATTTTCACCGGGACAATGCCACATCGGATGCCAGCTATCAATCGAACAATAATTTTGCAGCTCGATTAAGTCTTTTTCTCCAAATTCAAAGCCAGATGAAATCAATAAACGCCAAAAGGCGTCCCACGCCCAACTATTCTTCTCTTGTGTATATGCACAGACCGCCCACGTATATTTAGAAAACAACTTATAAGCCTCGATAATACCATTTTCCATCTTGTTACTCCTTTCTTAAAATTGCGGCCCGCCGGGGCCTACACAGACCCCTTGTGGCAATGTAAACGAGGTAGGTTGTTCGAGAAGCAACCATTTTTCTTTGTCTCTTTTCTCGGTTTACTTTTTATTTTAGCGGGCCGCGTTTGTGAGACTGTTTTTTCTGTTTTTAGAGCATCGGCGCCTCCTTTCCGCAGCGCATTTCTGCTGCAAGTTATTCGTTCACCCGTTTCAAGAAATTCCACGAGGCAGGTCCTCATCCCGCCCCACGCAATGACCTTGCACTTCTTGCCCTTGTACCGGAGCCTACTGCGACCCAAGGCAGTCCGGGTATTGCCGAAACAATATATGTAAATCTGGTCAGCCATTACTTAATCTCTTGAACTCGATTCCCCATACCCAAGGATTTGCTTCCCATCCATATCCGCACTTGGCGTTTCGGGAATCCCAAAGGTCTCTAAATACAAGCCGTGCGGAACCAGTATACGAAGGAAAGGGTTCATATTTGATACAAGGTGGTATCAACCATCCGTACTTAGGGTTATACTTAATTCCTTCCGCTTCGGCGTCTTCCTTACTTATTTCCTGCACCCGCTCCACCTTAACCGATGTTATCTCCCGCCAGATGCGGGCGTACTTCTTAGGCATAAAACGAGGAGATTTCCATGATAATTGTTTTAAGGCAGGCGCATCATCGTTATAATTTTCTTTCCACGCAACCCACATATCCTCACCTAATTCTTTAGGGGTTTTCACTAACTGCCCCATGTGCGTACCACAAGCCCACGCCTCCTTCACCCATATTCTGTCACCTATACCGCCGAATGGACAATAATCCACTGGTATATTCATATTCCCAATCGGGCAGAGGTCGTCGGCTTTCCATTGACAGATGACACCTTTTTGGGCTTGCCAAGTCCACACCTGCCCGTTTAGTTCTGGCTGCGGCGCAATCACCCGACGGGTCATAGTCTTGGAGCCATCCAGAAGCCGAGGAATACTCTCGCTAACGAAAATCAGGCCAGTCTCTTTCGCCATTACTTGCCGCCCTTCTGCTTCAAATAATACTTACAATCAGCACCTATGGCTGCCTTAGTTCGCTCAATTGCCTTCCTTAGCATGTCCAACTCGGTCGCAGGGCCGGTTATGGATTGTCGTGATATGTCCCGTAACCATTGAATCATTGAGGCATTGTAAATACACACATATCTATGAGCACAGTTGCCACAATTTTTATTCATTACCGCCCTTTCTTTCTGGTTGCGTTTAATGCCCTGGCAAACCGAAAGTTTTCGTAGAGCAATTTCGCCACTATTCGGTTGCTTAGTGTCCTTTGCTCGGCCCGCGCCTTCGCCTTGATATTCTCAAGCGTGGCCGCTCTGACTATGTGCAGTTGTAAAAAGGGTATTTTCATTTAACGCCCTTCACAGAACTTTAATTGCCGTACTTCCTGTCCGGTCTTTACTATTCCATCCCATTTCTTCCACCAACGGCCATCAACTGTTTGGTATTCTACATCTGCTGTACTTGGTCCCATTCTTGTATTTACTATACATATTCGGGGATGATTATAATAATTGTTTGCTGCCATCCTCATTTACCGCCCTTCTTCCTCGGCACTCTTGTCAGCTTGAACTCTGCTATGCTCCGGGGACCGCCCTTGAAGCGGAGGTCGTCGGCGAAGAAGGGTCTGCTTAAGCTACACCACAAACTCCTTGCCCCAACCCAACCCGCACCACACAAATAAGCAGGTTCTTCCGCCCATCCACGCCATAACCCAGAAAACAAGTCCCGCGTTATCCAAATACTCTTGCTCATTGCCTTGCCCCTAATGCTTCCTTCTGTTTCCTGATTTCTGTTGCCTGTTGCTCCGGCGTCAGCATCACCGTCCGGACGCCCTTGAATTGCGGCAGGTTGATGCGCACTTGCTTTTTCTCCTCCTCGGTGGCTGGTGTGTAGGACTCCACCTCTTGTTTAATTTCACTCCGTGTACTCTTCAGCGGGGCAATTGGGACGAAATCATCAAATAATTTTCGCTTCAACCACCGGCAAGCGTCAGGCACGTATTCACCGGTCTTTACCTTGCCGATATATTTTTTTGCCAAGGCCCGTTCCTTTTCCGTCAGTCTTTGCCATTCCTGCCACGCTTCATATTTGCCACGCTTAACGTATTTGTCAGACTCGCGTATCCACCGCCTCGGATATATTGACCAAAACTTTTCAAAAACAGAATTGTAGACATCCCCTTTACTTCTCTTTACTTCACTTAACTTAACTTCACTTAGGGGACGCGATGTCCCGTCCTTAGGGGACACAGTGTCCCCTTCTGGGGACATTTTGACCCAACCCATTACTGCTAAAAGATTTAGGGTGTATTCAACCAGTCTAATTCTCTTGGGAGCGCCAATATCCTCTGCAATTTCCTGAATTGAGGCTGGTTCATCCTTATAATTTCGCAATTGACCGCGAAATTCCGGCTTTTGAGCGGTGGCCAATTCGAGCAATAATGCCCATACCCCGAAGACCTCAATCCACCTACTCTTGGCGTTTTTTCGCAGTGCTTTTAGTCCCCGCCCGTTTATTTTTTGTGGCAATTTAACGAAGTGAGGATTCACAAGGTCCCGCCCGCTCTTGTCATACGGGCGATACAATTCGTCATAGTTTGCTATAACCCACATACGTCCCTGTTCCTTCAGTTGTCCTTAAAGTGCTACGTCTTCTCCTTGAGTTTCACTGTCACCGGCCCCCTGCGCAGGGGGCAGTTTTCGGGGGCCTTATCAAGTCTCTCAATTAGTCTGTTTAGTATGAGACACCATGGGTCGAGAAAAGGATAAGGCTCTGCACGCCGTTCGCGCCGAAATGGGCAACGGCTACAACCTTCAACCTCTACTGTCATCTTCGCCATTGTCTATTCCTTCAGAACTTGCTCAATTTCTGCCGTAGCCTTTTCGTCAGGACCGGCCATGGCCAATCTGAGGAGTCTTTTCAGTTCGATTACATCGCTTAGGGCTGTCACTTTTCGCTCGTCCAGTTCACATTCCAATTCGTCAATCTTGGCCTGGGGCCCCTCGTTCTCTCTCTGGAGCGCACAAGTCTCGGCAAGCCATTTGTCATACCAGAGTTTCCAATCTTGTTTTGGGGCACCTTCTCCCATTGTCTCAATCTCCTTTACCGTTTGGGTACAATTTCGGCATAAACTTCGGCCCGGTTGGTCGCCAGTCAAAGCTCGATTTTGTACCTCGCATTGGGCCGTATTGCTGATAGAAGAATTTGGCAATTTCCCGCATCCTGTCTAATCGGGCGTCAAGTACGACCATTTCATCAACAAACTTGCGTGGATTACATCGCATACGTTTCGCCGAAGCATTTGCCTGTGAACAGAATAGAACTGCCGGACACCAAGAGCATTTCTTCGGCTCCGGCCAGGCCACACGGCTGTCCTCGGCGATAAGCCGTAGGGTTGACCTGATACGGCCCTCAAACGCCTTCTCCTGCGTTAGTTCCGGCATCTGGGGCGAATCTGCGTTGCGCTCGAGCCTTGCGTAAGCCGTAGTCCCCCACCGCGTCTCCTTGTAGAACCAATGCACAAGGTCAATATCGGGGTATTGTTGCCAGAGAATCCACGTATCGAACTGCGTCTGGAACGAATCGAACGTCTCTTGATTGGAGCGTTTCTTGAACCCCATTTTCCAGTCGGTCACTATCAGGCTGTTGTTGCCGGCTGCGAGCACATCAAGCGCAGCGGTGCAGGTATAACCATCCAGCTCGGCCTCAATCTGCTGCTCAACATCCATAATTTCGCCCGACATCGAGGCGATTTCTTTCGCTAAGTAGCGGATATGCCGGAGGATTTGCGGCTGAATATCGGGCCGGGCCTTCGTCATTTCGTTCTCGACGTAATCGACAAACGCGCCACGGTCGCCTTGTGCCCAATCCCACGCCTCTTTTACAAGTGAATGGCCCTCTTCCCCGATGGTAACAAGCGGTTCCTGGTCTATTTGCCTATCGAGGTCGTACTTTTTGCTCAGGAACGCTTGCAGCGGACAGGTTCCGTATCCCTCGGCATAGCTTCGGTCCACGATTTTCTTCGGCTTTGTGACTGTGCCAAACAGCCTGTCACGTTTTGCTTTGTCCATTGAAAAGCTCCTCAGATTTGGCGGCGGCTTCTTTCAAGCTCTTGGCGGCCTCGACTGTTGCCTCATCAACGAAACTTTGCCTGCCCGCCAAGTAGTTCTCAATGTGCCCATTGATTGCATCCAGTTTCTCAGCATCGAAGCCTGTCGGGTCGAGGCGAAATCCCGAAGCCTCATCATATCGCATATAATCTTCGGCAGTCCCGCCACAGACCTCGGCGCATAAGTCGGCGAATTTCTCAATATCACCAACCAACGGCTCGGCCTTTTCAAAGACCGTAGCAATAGCATCTTCAAGGAGCGGGTTTCGTTCCTCTTCGGGTTCCTGTGATTCGACCTGTTTGCGTTCATCCCGCGGCGGCGTCTGCGTATCGTAAGCCGCATCCGGCGTGATGTGGTCCAATTCTTCGTTAGTGTATAACCCACACAGTACATCGGGATAAAACATTCGCGCATGACGACCAAGTGCCCGCCACATCAGCATATCTTTGGCATACTTATTCCACGTCGGTTTTTTGTCGTGTTTCCATAGACCGGCTACTTTGGCGTCGGCGATAGAAAACTCACTGCGGTTTTCGTGGCCTGGCTCGGAGTCGGTTCGTTCAGATTTGACAACCGCCTTAAAATTATCATCCTCAAACTCGCCTTCGTATTCTTGCGACAACCATCTGGACATTTTGCTCTTGCGAATCAGCGCCCCCATAGCCACGCCGCTTATAGCAACCCTCCCTTTCTCATCAACGTGCAGTTGTTGTAGACTCTGCCACGGTCCAAGCCCCAATTCCGCTCCGATTGTGAAAGCTACTACCATTTCCGGAACGCTCTTGAAAGTAACCGGAGCCAAACGTGATGCGACAAAGACCTCTGCTGCAAGTTTGTAATCAGTCAAAGTATGTAATACTAATCCGTGGCCATTGACCTGCATCGCCTGAGCGACAATCGCGTTTTCCTGTTTCTGTGTTTCATCCATTCTTTTTCCCTTTAAATTTTTCTTTTCTTGCCTCATAAAACGTGCTGTCCACCAGGGGGACGAGCCGGTAAAGATGTTCGCCATTTGGTACCCGCCCAATGTCGTCGATGCACCAACCCATAGGAATCAGCGTCAATCGGAGAGTTCTTAGGCGAGTATTATATTGGGCCTTGGCGACTCTTATCAAATCACTGGTAGTAACTTCGACGTCAATTTGGTGCCGGGTCCAAAAGAAATTATAGAGTCTCCGCACGTGCCCCTTCAGCCTCTCCGAGTCCGGCGGCTCGACTGTGAATGTCAACTGGGCGGGTAGCATTGCCTTATTCCTTCTCTACCACAGAAAACTTGCCAACACCGCGAAAGCCTGCAAACACCGTTCCTTCGTTTTTCTCTGCATCAAATACACAATTAATGTCTCTGGACATAAGATGTTTACGGGCTTCAGAAAAAGCTACCTCGGCGATTTCGTCAGGCGTTGCAATCTCAGGATGCAATAGTTTTTCCCCACAAAAGTTGTTTCTGCCAAGATGAGAAAATTGTAAATATCTATACATTGCCTCATTCCTCCTCCGCCTCGGCGATGGCGGCTTCCACGTAGCTATACCTAAGACGCCAAAAACTCTCATCATAGCGTTCAAGAAATTCTCGCTTATGTTTTTTGCACGCTGCCAACAATGAGGGAGCGGCCTTTTCTATTCGGAGTTGTTTTGAATGTTCCATTTTCACCTTTTCCTTTCCGCCCCTGAGCCGTCAAAGGCTTTCGGAGTCCAGAAGGCCCAGAACATTGCACAGATTGTTTGCAGGATTCGTTTCATTGTTCGTTCTCCTTATATTCCCGCCGCACAGCCATATAATGCTGGAGGTCGCCGAAACTGCCTGTTCTGGCTGCTCGCAAAGAGAGACTAAGCAGAACCGCTACCTGAACAGCCTCTCGGTCGGTTTCCATACATTCATAGCAGGCATTGATGCCACTCTTTTTGATATTAAAACCTCCACCTGCTTCCTTTGCCGCAAAGAAGCAGTCCTTGCAAAATCTTTTCTCACAGAAATCGCAGGTTTCAAGGTCATCTTCGTCGATTTCCTTCTCAGTTCGCGGGCAGATAAGTGGCTCCTCCAGTTTCTGCTCCGTTGGCCAAACTCCATTGGCCAATGGTCCACCTTCACGCTCTGCTCTTAGAATGTCAGGATGGGTCATTATTTCCCTTCTTTCTGGGCCTCTTCGATGAGGTCACAAAGTTTAGTGATGGCAGAGGCAACGTGGCGGGCATCAGAAGTTGTGAAAACATCCCCTGGAAGGTCTCCAGCGTTTGAGCCGTATTTGCCCATTGCCCTTCCTCTCTCGGTGTTACATAATATGCTGAGTCGGAGTGGGTAATCGCCAAAACCACCGAAGCCTCGCTGTGTAGAACTTATCCGGATATTATCCTCGCTCCATTCCCACCCCTTTGGCTCCTCGCTGATAGTTATATTCGCAAAAGAAACTTTCTTTTGGGGTTCTGCTGGCACATATTTGATTCCATTGATTTCTACTTGCATTTTATTCTCCTTCTTTCAGGGTCTGCTCAATCCTTCTCATTTGCTTGGCGTGGTACGAATTATATGCCGCGTCAATTATAGGATTTGTCTCAAGCTTCCTTAATCGGTTATAGGGATATTTCAGCAACTCTTTCAACTCCTCAATCTCGGCTTGCAGGGCCTCGATGAGTTGCAGGGCATCTAAGTTCAAGCTGTCATCGCCCGATGCCTTGCCTGCATCGTGCCGACGTTTCAGTTCGGCCTTTATCTTTTCAGGTGTTGGTTTTTCCATATTCATTTTCCTTACAGGGCTTTCGCTCAGAAAAAAGGGGCGGCAGCTACAGCCATTTGTTTTCCAACCTATTGTGTTCGGCCACCGCCCCTCGTCCCGGACAAGCTTGAAGTCCTCCGAGACATCAACAAAGCCTACTCGATATTATTGCAGGGGACCCGCCACTGCACCCGTTAAGTAAGCGGGCCCCTTCACGCAAGATGATTGCAGCCGGGGAAAACATCTAAAACCCCGGCCTGGGGGCCTTATGAGACCCCCGTTTCGGAGGGGAGAAAACTATAATAGCGCCGGGGACCGCGGAACCCCCGGCTTTTCGGAGGAGGGTGATGACAATTATGACACCGGGCGGGCTTGCTGTCCGACTGACGGCGAGGGCCCTGGGCTCACCCTGCACAGCGCGCAGGTAACACCTCTAACACATCATACCGCCAATATGTAGCGTTTCCACGCTGCCGCCCGGCAGTTCAATGCTCACACCACTGTTTTATGTCTTCTGTAAAAGTAGCACTGCCTGCCGCCAGCCAAGCGGCACTAAGACCCAAAAAGGCAAGGCTACCAGCGATGTTCCAACCCACCGAGCCTTCGCTTGTTAGTCTTAGATATGCGGCGAGCAAAGTCGCAGCACAAAGACACGCACACGCAACCCTTAGCGATGCTATGCAAATCTTTTTTACCATTTCAATCCTTTCAAAACAAAGGCTCACAGTTTGGGGGTTTAGGTGACTTATTACGGATTTACAGGACCGCCTGCTTTGGGAGCAGGAGGTCAGCAGTCCGAATCTGCTCACCCCGATTGGGCCGGACTCTTTCAGTACGCCTTCTTTCGCTTGCTGTGAGCCAAGAATCCGGCCCTATTGTACTATTAAGGGCACATTTGCGGGCCTCATCGTACTGGACCTCATTGCAAGCGGCGTAATAAGTCACCATTGTTCTCACGTCCGAGTGCCCTGAAAGTCGCTGTACGAAGTGCTGCGGCAAGCTGTTTAACATCGTTGTAATGTACGTCTTCCTAATGGAATGAAAATCCCCGATTTGCCTGCCAAATGCTTTTCGCTGGATTGAAACGAACGTCCGTCTAAAGTTTTCTTCCGGGCATCGACGCTGCCGATTACCTAATAGCCCCGCTACCTTGAGTTTCATCAAGTGCTCATACCGTTCAGGTCTGAGCATCGGGTACAGACCGTCAAGCCCGTCCAGCATTTCCTTCAACGGCTGAACCAGGGGAACCTTGCGGATTTCTTTATCCTTCGGTTCCCACAGCCAACCGTTTTTTGTTTCTCTTTTAGGCTCTACGAATACAAAGCCATTCCTGACATTATCGCGCGTCAGGTTCAGGATTTCTCCTCTACGGAGTCCCGTCGTCCAGGCACAAAGAAGTATGGCCTTCCAGCGCGGCCTTGCCATAGCTAACATCTTCCGCAACTCCCAGTCACTGTAAACCCGTATTGCCCGTTGCGTTATGCGAAATTGCTTTACGCCAACGGTCGGCACAGAACCAATGAGTCCGAGATTCACGCCCCATTTGAAAACGGGAGTCAATGCTCGAAGATAAATGTTTGCCGAGTTTTTGGCCCTACCAGAAAGCAGTAGCCACTTCTTGTACTCCGCGATATGCTCGAAACGAAGCCTGTCAATTTCAAGGTTGCCTACCGACTCTGCCAAGTAGCGGAACGCCCGCTCTGTAGTTTCTTTGGTCGAGTCGGCAAGCCAGAAGTTTTCGTGCAGATAATTCGCACACAAAGTCTTTAACTTTATCATCTTGCGCCTCCTTTCCTATTGATTAAACTGTGAGCCGGTACTATTGTACCCCAAAAGAAAGCAGGCGCTCAAGCCTTTTTCTGAGCTAAACCCTATTAAATTTTCAAAGAACTATCACTTTACGGCCTACGGGCCGTCTAATTTCAAAGTTCTTCCGGTTCGATACGCAAAAGAATCGGGGCGTCATCTTTATGGATGTGCTTGTCGAGGAAATCCAAACCAGCATCGCCTGCTTCTTTTGCAGACGCCGCTTTTATCCTGAGATGCATCCCATAAGCGACTACAACTAAATACGGCTTTTCGGTTAATTTTGAAGTTTCTTCTTTCGGCATATCTTTCTCCTTACGGCCTACTGGCCGGTAAAAGCATTTCGGGGTTGTCGTGGATGTTGCCGACGATTTCACAATCTTTTACCAAGTGTTCGCCTACCATAAAGCAAAACCCCGCATAAACATTTTCGTCAAAAAGACCATCTTCTGTAATATCCCAATTTACTACTTGCAAGCCCTCATTTTGAATACACCCGCTCTCCCCTTTTGGCAGTATCGTAGCAGGCACTTTTACTATATCCCCCTCGCATATCTCCTTGCCCCCCTTGTCCTTCAGGCCCGTGTACTGCATCAAATCAAAGCAGGGGTTCTTAAAAGGATTGCCAGTTCTTGAGAACTTTTTAATAGTAGCCTCCGGCCAATCTCTTCTAAGAGACCGCCTTTCCAGTAGTTCAATTTTCCCCGTCTCCATCATATCGCAAAGATGGTCCCACCCTATCATACAGTTGGCTTCTTTATCCCACGCTCGATATTTGTGCTCTCTGCTCATTGCCAATCCTTTTCAAAGTCCCACGTGTCCAGCCGGAAATTCCAGGGCGTCCCGCCTGGCTCTGTCCCGTGGCCCCTGGCCTCTATAGATATAAGTGCCTGGCCTACGAAGTGCCGCTTGGTGCACCTAAACGGGGCGCAGAGGCCCGCGAGCAGGCCATTTGCTCTCTGCCTGACCCAAAAGAGGTCTCGAACCCTTGGGATGTATCTGTCAGTTTTCACGGTTTTGGTCATTTCTTGGTCTCACCTTTCTGGAACACCATCCACACGTTGGGCCAGCAATCGTCTTAATCGCAACTCAAATTCCTCATTGTCCATTTCATCCGAACAGAATCCAAGTTCAAGTCGCTCGATATAGAATTTGTAAACCAATAATTCAATTTTATGGTCTTCCGACAGGCGATGCAGGCGCGAATGTTGGTGGCAATCTTTGCACAGTATGATGTAGTTTGTGAAATCATCCGTTCCGCCCTGAGAAACCTCGTATATATGATGAACCTGAAGGTCAAAGCCATATGAGCAACCAGGCTTACAACAATGATAGAGAGCCTTTTTGTATACAGATTTCCGTGCTTCATTTTCTCTTACTGTATAACCTCTGTTTTCGCCGTCACTTAGGTAAGTTCCTGCAAACACTTGGCGCATTAACACATCCCTACCCACCGGGCAATCCATAAACATTCATAGTATCGGACGATACTTTTGACTTTTTGCCTTGGCGCGGCTGTTCGCGGCAAATTTTAGTGCGTGGTGTGCTTCCAGTAACCCCACGAACCGGTCTGTAGAGCCACAAAGGACACGCCAAATCCGCACAGTTCTTGACTTCCTCCCGCTGCCAGCCGCAGCACTCCAAACATTGAGCACTTATCGCCGCCCGGAAGCCCTTGCCCGATACCGCCCTCTTGTAGGTGGCCCGGAAGCTCTGGGGTATATGCTGCAAACGCTCTGCGATTTTTTCTTCACGGGTCATGGTTTTCCTTGACAAAAGCCCTGCTGGATGTTAAGATGGGTAATTTAGTGGCAGAGCAAGCAATTCTAACTCCGGGCACGGAGGCCAAAATCGTTAAAATAGGGCCGAAAGTGCGTCCGTGCGTGCCGCGGCAAACTTGCGGAGGAGGAGAAGGAGACGAAATGCTCGCCACGGCCTTCCGGCCCAAGTCAAGTGTCCTTTTATTCAACCTAAACATTTCGTTCTCCTTAGCTTGCCCCAGATTCTATAGTCTTATCGGCTGGTGTCAAGATAAATCTTGACCATTCTTGAAAAAAAGTTGTTGTTTCTTGATTGGTAGGAACGTAACTTGTTATTGCGTACAGAGTTATCTTGATTTATGGAAATGAAAAAAATGCCAAAAATCCATTTTAATCACGACATAGACCAATCGGTTCTTGACGTTTTCGACAAGAGCATAGAAGGGATGCCCGGCCATAAATACAAGCATATCGAAGCAGCCCTTATAACCTATGCGGTGCTACTGGATGATGTAAAAATAAGGCTTTTGATGGTGACGCCCGGCAACCGAGACCTTGTACTTGACGTACTTCGTGTGCTTGAAATACCGCGAGCAAAAGCGAAACGCGCTCGGTAGGCCAGGCTCTCATAATTTGGTGGACAAGTTGAATGTCTCGTTCTTTTTCAAAGTCGATAACGACCAGATGTGAGGTATTCATTGCGTAAGCCCTTTATAGCTAAGGCGTTACGGCCCCGCTGGTCTCCGCTACAACGCTTTGTTTGATTCAGCGGAGCTTATAAGGTAGAATTATAGCAGGTGGCAACAAGATAGCAAGGAAAAATAGAAAAGGATTATCAGATGTTTCACATTAACCCTCTTTGGGCACGGGCGGGAGACGATGAATTAAACGATGTATTTGGTCGCGGGCCTCGTTTTAGGCCCTTTTGTGCCAGGTGGTTTCATATTTTGTGGCGATGTCTACGGCGGGTTAAAAAAAAGACTGTTGGCAAATGAAAAAAACCAATGAAAAGATGTCAAGAAAAAACGACCTTTTATTTTTTATGGTCCCAAATCGTCACTCTGAGTGATGATTATTGCCGCGAGGAGGGCGACATCTTCGTCTGCATACGCACCCTGCATTTCAGCTATTACGATATCGATTCCGCTGACCAATATTCTCGCCATCAACCTAAGCTTATCAAAGTCATCGGGTGAATTGAGATGTCCCTTCCATATAGTCCCGGCCAACCAATCACCAGCAGTCGCAAGCTTGTTCTGATGAGATGCTCTTTTCCATTGCACTATAGTAGCGCCATGAAGGGTTCCACCTTGAAACCACTGGGTCGAAACCGAGACATGGGACTTAGTGATTTTAGCCCAGCCGTCCGATTTGTCATGCTTATAAATGTAAAAGATAAGCACAAGGCCGAGCAATAAAAAAACTATTGCTATGGGGCTTGATTTTTTGGGGTCGGTCAGAGAAAAAACGACACCTTTTTCGGACGTTACTTTCATAACCCTATTAGTCCCTTGAAATCATCGTTCCCATGTAACGATTGATATAAATCGTTTCGCGGCGAATGAATTCTTGAAGATATCCAGAATATGTCCGGCCCTGCTGATGTAACTGCTCAAATCGTCTGCTGTCGTAGATAACAAAACTCGCACGACTCATTTCGTCATTCGGCTGATACGGCGGCGGTAAGAACCCGTCCTCGAAAAACATTGCATCTCCATCACGCACGGCACGAAATCCGTTAAACACTACATCGTTGATGTCTGCTCGCTGAACATTTACTGTATGGCGAACCAATTTTCCCGCAGGTGAAAAGAGAATAGAAAACGTAGTAGCGTTCTCGAACGGACCGTTCACGGCTACGTTCTCCTCACCTGATACCTCACTGATATCGCTGACATCCATCACACCGACCGAATCGGGCAGTCTGATAGGCTCAATACCATCGACAGCGCGACAGAACAATCTGAAATCTTCCTGTCCTGGAGGCGTTGGAGGCGCCAGGTTCGGGTCGTGAACAATAAATATCATGTATTGCGCCGTCTTAATAGGATTTTCATAGTCAAAAACTTTCTGGAATCGTATTCCGGCATAGTGATGCTCTCTCGCGGCGATGGCCCGGGCAGAAGCCATCGCACCGCTTATCAGGGTCTTTACACTGGCCGGCGAGTCAAACGACCGCATCAGCGCACGGCTGGCGGGTACGGCCAGATAAGCAAGCAGCGCCACGCCCGCGACGACAATTATCGTCTCGATAAGTGAAATGCCGTGTTTTGTTTTCATCATATTACTAATTATAGCAGAAGCCTTTGGTCTGTCAAGGGAAAAATTGCCGGGACAGGCGTTATAAATGGGCGAGTTTCTACTTTTTGAGGCGGTTTTGCAGGATGATTTTGTAGCATTCCCGGCAGGGGTAGCGGTTCGGGGCATCCAGCCCTAAATCCACAACGCCGATGTGCTCAGGGTGGTTCTTGCAGCGATAAAAACCAAGCCCGTTGGGCTTTTCGGGTTCGCCGTCCCCCCAAATATCTTCAACTGGTTTGGCGTCCATTTCTTATAAATTCCTTAACGTCTGCGAATCCCGTTTTAACGTCCGCTCGAAGTTCGTCTATGCGGCGGTTGAGATTGTTGATAGTCCCCTCCACACAGTCGTCAATCCTACCAATCTCAGACTCGAACACATCTTTATAGACGACCTTGTTGGAATCCGGGTGCTTGCCGTTGCCGATATGCTTGAACAGGAAAATGTAAACCCCGATAATTGCTGTGAAAATGCCTATCATAATGTAAATTGCTGTTTTCGCGTCCATGGTTTACTCCGTTTTCAGTCCGCTGTTAGCTGTCATTCCATTTTCCTTTCGGGCATTTTTCACTCTCAACCCTGACTTTGGCTGGTACATAGCACTTGCAGATTGAGCAAAATAACTGCTTTCCAGTATCATAATTACCATGCGGGAGTCTCGGCAATTTTTCTAAGTCATCAAAATGCTTAATTATATCCCGACCATGTTCTGTAACGAAACGAATATATTCGGTCGGTTTTAGCCAAGTTGCCTCCGGGCATTTAAAGCATATTACCAACCGATTTTGAGCAATGACCGTTGAATTTCGCGGAAGAACAAAAGCCTCGTTAAGCACTTTATCAATCGCCAAAAGCCCGTAACCAGTTACTATACTTTTTATCTTTTTGCCACAACAACCCATAATCAACACCCGGTATTATCCCATACAATACTTGCGGTGCCACTATAACCAGTAGCGCTTGCATCACCGCCGCAATTGGCAATCTCGCAACCAGTATTACCGCCTTCCGTAGTACAGCAATCACCGGATGTTATTTTGTTGTTTACAACACCGCCGGCAATGGAAAAATAATTAGCGCCAAACGCAATCGCAATATCATTCGTACAACCTATTGTCCCGCAAGTATATCCTGCATAAAGGCGTAATGTTTTTGACGATACATCACAGGTCAAACAAATGCACCATCCGCCGGCTGAAGCAGACCATTCGTGCTGCCAGCCACCCGTGTCACCATCATACGTTAAGATAAAAGTTGTGTTTAGGTCGCTGGGCCAACCGTCTAAATCTTCATTGAGATTACATGGGTCGGACAGGTCACATTCACTTACGCCTGAAAATGTAATCGTATATCTGCCGCACTGATGACAGGTCATTCGCATCAACTTATTAGTAACGGGGTCACGCATTAGTTTCCCCGTAACCGGGTCGCGTTGTAATGGGCCTACTGCGCTCATAATTAGGGGGCCGTATAACAATCACAATCTTCTGTATCGGTATCAAATACCGTTGTACACCACCACTTGCCGCGTTCGTGATGGGCGAAAAGATAGTCGCCGCTTGCCAGACGCGGGGCGGCGGCGTTCAAAGCGGTGCCGTTGCAAATTTTAGCATAGACCTCGACGTTGTAAAGTATATCAAGAGAGCCGGCTTCGCCCCCGCTGTACGTTATAGCATTGCAGGTAATGTGGTCATTGGCCGTCGCCGCCTCGGTAGTCCGGAACATCCTCGGCGATGGCACAAGCGGATAACCGACCCAGCGCATATTGCCCTCATCGTCCAGAGCCAGCCAGGCGTACATTTTATCGTACCGCGCGAGGCCGCGAGTATAATCAGACTCGACGTAGCCTTCGAGCAGATTCAGAACCTCGACCGTGCTGCCGTAATTTGCGAAGCGGTCGGCCCCGTCCGTATCGGCCCAGTCGCTCGCATCAATCAGGCAGGGATGGCAGTTGTAAACGCCGTCGCCCGTTGCCACGTCATTTACGCGAAAAAGCGTGGCAGTCTTAATTATATTATCGCCCCACAAGTATCGCTTATTGCCTACCTCGTATAGTTCTAAGCGTTTTTCCTCGGTGATAACCTCGCCATAAATGCGCACATCGTGCATCAAGCCCTCATAAAACGAGGCCCCACCCAAGCTGGAACCTATGCGCAGATGATTTGAGCCGGGGTCGCCGGGCGTGCCCGATGAAACATCGTCAATTTTGAGCACATCATTTAGCCAGGTCGAAACCTTGCCGTCGGCAGCGCGGGTGATAGCGAAGTGCTGCCACTCTTTGTTAGTAAAACTCAAAGTTGCGCTGGCTACTGTAGTGCCGCCATCCGACGATACGGTGATTTCTGCAAACGGCGACGCGGCGATTTTGACCTGAAACTGGCCATTGTCAAAGATATATTCTCCGCCGGCACACAAGGGATTGTGCCAGAAACTTATACTAATTGCGCCTGTGCCGAGAAAATCCGCGCCGCAATCGACGTAATCATCGCTGCCGTCGAACTGGGCCACATCTTTGTCGGCGTTCATATCGCCGCCGAATGTGCCATCGCGGTCGTTGCCGGAGGCGTCCTTTGCGTTGTGATTGAACAGGTACCAAGCAATGGGCGTTACACCGGTACTGCCTCCAAAACCGAGTTTCGGCCAGCGCGGATTGAGTTGTGCAGGACTAACGGCAAGACCCCTGCCGAGAAGCGTCTGGTTAAGCTGGACGCCCGCCGAACCGAGCGGGCTGGATAGACGGTTTAACTGGTCGATGATTTCATTGACTTTTGAAACAACAGGTGTTGCGCCGTGTGTTAGATATTGCAGCATTATTTAGAGTCCGAGATTGTTGAAGTTTCGCACCGGGTATATTTGGTAAGTATTGAGAACTGTGTCGCTTGGGTCGCCCGCCTCGGAAGGCGGCTTGCCCGTCGCCGGGTCCGTATGAAGGATGCTGACATCCCAGGTGTCCCCGCGATATTGGAAGCTGTAAGTCACTGTATATGTCACGCCGTTATCAGGGCTGCGGCCAACAATGCCAGTACATAACCAGGTTCGCGGCGCCGCCGACATATCAAGCGACCAGGCACCATCGTTTACCATACCCACATAATCCTTGGCCCGCGGCGAAGGATTTGCAAACTCCAGCCTACTAATGACAATACTATGTTCGGGAAGAAGTTTACTGACTATTTCGGACTGAGCTTTTTGCAAACCCCGATAATTTTCAATAGGATGGTCGGTGGGATAAGTATAAGTCGTTATCATCACATTGCCGTTGATATCAAGGTTGGTTTCGCCCTGGCTGAGCGTACCTCCAACCTCAATGGTATCCATCAGTCTCCGCGAAGTCCGGTAAAGTAATCGAAACCGCACCGTCTCAGAATCAATTGACTCGGCATTTTTTTCCATTAAATAGCAATACGGAACGGACGGATGCAGCGCCCCCAGTATTGGCATACCACTTACCGTCGATGCCGCATAAATCTTTGCGTGTCCGTCGCCGGTCAATCCGGTTACGGTTGCGATACGCTCAAATTCCCAGCCGATATGGTCAAGTCTGCCCCTATTGCCATCGATTATATCTAATTTTACTGCCATTGCTGGTCTGCCAATCTTTCAAGAAGCGATATTTGTCTTTCATTCTGCCTGGTGTGTAATTGGAGTTCACTTGTCTGGTTCTTGTTTTTAAGACTCAGTGTCATCTCAATATCCGGCACAAGGCCAAGCGGAGAAATTAGCGACGGCCTGAACTCGCGGGACCGGCCAATGTCTTGCGCCCGGCCGATGTCCTGGATGTTTTTCATAACGCCGGCGGTCTTTTCCAGCTCCTCGCGGGCCTGCTTGTAGGCCCTGCTATACGTATCTTTATCAATATATTTACCTTCCAGCAACTTGCCGAGCTCCTCGATGCGCTTGTTGTACCGTTCCAGCTCCGTCCGGGTTTCCCGCCACACTTGTTTGCCCTGCTCGGCCAGCGTGGTCTGCATTTGCAATGTCTGAAGCCGCTGGGCCAATTCCATTGTTTCAGCTACGTTTCTATTAAATTCCTCCAGTCCGCCGGCGCCGGTCTCGCTTGCGGCGCGCGACATCTCATTCATTTGTCTAATGACAATCTCAAGCGGACCTAAACCGAAATTCTTAACCTGCCGGTGCAAATCATCCCAGATTTCGGAAAACTTCTCCGTGAACGGTCGCAACTTTTCTATATTCAGAATCTGTTGCAATTGCCGTTCAAACCCAGCCAGCACATCCGGACTCATCGCCTTTTTCTTCATTGCCAGCGCCAAACGGAACTGGTCTGCCAGCTCAGCGACTTTTGCCCCCGTCTTATCGATATTGTCTGCGAAGTGAATGATTGAGCTCGAATCGAAAACGCTGTCGGAAAGACCAACAAGGTCTCGCATTTTAGCAATCATCGTTTCGAGGCCGGATGTGTCTGCTATTTTGGCGGCTTCGGTCCTTTTCGCCAATCCTGCAATACCGGTTGCCGCGTTCGTCTCTGCTTTAACGATTAGCTGGAGTGCCTCTTCGTAAATTTTTGCATCCGCCCGGTATCTTTTCGCAATGTTAGCAAAATGTTGCTCCTCGCTATAAAGTTCGTCGATGTTGGTTGTCAAATCCAATATCTCATAGAACCGCGCACGGCTTTCCGCACGGAGCTTCGCTAATGCATAATACTGTTTCGTCCCTTCCATCAAGGCCAGGGAAAAGGTGCTCATTGCCTGAGAACTTTCTCTAATGGCAGGTGCAAGTATCATACCGAAACTAGTGGCAAGACTTTTAAGACCTTCCTTCGCCTGTTCAATGCTGTGTTCGGTCATATCATCGACCATCTTATTGTAGGCTTCCTGCATCGAACCGGCGGCACGCTGTGTCATCTCGACGTCTTTAGCTGCGCCTTCTACCTGTTTCAACGCCGCCGCAAGGCCGACCAACCCCCGCATGTTCGGTAAAATGGCGGCAAGCTGCTCGGCGTTTGCCTTGCTGAGTTTTCGCAGAACGCCGATATAGCCGAGCGTGCTCAGCGTATTTTCGTCGATTTGAAGACCAAGTTCCTCGGCTGCAACGCGCGATTCACGCGCAGGGGCAATAAAGGTCTTCAGGATTGAGCGAATACCGGTCATCGCAAGCTCGGTTTGCAGACCCGCCCGCGTCAGCGTGGCAATCATCGCGCCGAGGTCTTCGAGACTCATACCTGCAACCGCCGCCAGGGCTGCGACCTTGCCGATATTCGGGGCCAGCTCACCGAAGGTGGTTTTGCCACGTTTGACCGTCGCAAATAAAATGTCCGAGACATAGGTTGCCTTTTCCGCCGCAAGGCCGTAGGAATTGAGTATGGTGGTGATAGCATCGGCGGCAACCGCCGTATCGGTCAGGCCGGCCTTCGCCGCCTTTGTCGATACCGCAAGCACTTGCATCGCTTTTTCAGGCGCAACCGATGCGGATAAAATATCGTACAAACCCTTGCTCAGTGTCTGTGTGCTTTCGCCGAACTCTATTGCCATCCGCCGCAGGCCCGCGGTATAACGCGGCATATAGCGCATCGTCTGCTTGTCCAGCATTGTCGATACCATCGCCATCTGCTTTTCAAACGCCGCATATTCACCGACGACCCTGCGCAGGCCGTAGACCATAGTACCGCCGACGAATAAGGTCCGCATCGTCTGGCGCATCTTGTGCGCGGTCTTTTGGAATCCGTAGAGGGAGTTTCTGCTGCGGCGCACGTTCTTCTCGAATAGCCTGGTTCGTGCGACAAAGTTGACCGCTATCGTACTAATAGTCGCCATTATTTTTTATTCCTCTGTGCAAGCGCACGCAGCATCATTTTCATTTGTTCAGAACTTTGCGGTTCCGGCCTCTCGAATTGCGGTATAAAATCCACCGGCTTAAACGCCTTCTGGTTCTTGCCGCGATGGGCGTTGGCAAAAGTACAGGCCACAATCGCCGAGCGTAAATCCGCCCGCTTTTCACCGAAGGGCTCGACCTGCGCAAACGCCATCCATTCAGACAATTCCCGACTGCTGATATTTGACAAAAGCTCACCGACCGTTTTGCCGAGATACGCCGCTAACTGGAAATAGAATCGCCGCTCAGGTCGGTCCCGGAGTTTTTTGCCAGGTCCTCGACATCCGTCGCCGTCAATCCGTTCAATCGTTGTGCAACGGCGTAAATGCGGTCCAGCGCGGAGGCCGATTTATCGCCGAGCGCCTGTGCATCGGCATCGTCGAAGATGCGTTTGTCGTCGTCGCCGATTGCCGTCAATACGACAAGCCGTGCGCGGACGTTGGCCATATTAACATTCTTGCCGTCCAAAAGCGTTTGCTCAAATCTGTCACGTTCCGCGCCGGTCAATGTTCGGACCCAAACGTGACCGCTCCATTGCGGCACTTCAACTTTTTCCTTCGGCAAATCATCAGCTGAGAGAATCTGCTTTTTCGTCAGGTTCATTATAACCCCTTTCACTAATTAGAGTTCGTTTAGCCAATGTCCGCGTACGTCGGTACACCGGTCAGTTTCAAACTTAACGACTGCGAAACTTTGTCGTCAAACGACGGAACCGCAAAACCAAGCGCTGTAAGATGCCCGATAGATGCGAATTTCGACGGCGTTGAAGTATGGTCGTTAAACTGTATAGTCCATTCCCAGTTCGTCGCCGTCGATGCGTACAGCGTATTCATCGCATCTGCCGTACCCACCGCCGTACCATCATAATTCATCTCGCACGTCAATTCGCCTGCGTCTAACGCCCCCGGCAGAAACTCCCGAAATCGACTCGTGCTCTCCATCGTCGAAACATCAATCGAGTTGCGGCCCTGGTTCGGACCGTCAATACTCTGGATATTACCGACCGATGTGTAATTCGAGGAACTGGTTGAAGCGGTTGCGCTCCTCACCTTCAGGGTTGTCCCATACCCGTTTACTGAATCACTCATAATTATTGGCCCCCATTCATTGAAATTTTTATGTAAGGTCGGTGTAAGTCGGCACGCCCGTCAGCTTGACGGACAGCGATTGCGATACCTTGTCGTCAAACGACGGAACCGCAAAGCCCAAAGCGGTAACGTGGCCGATGCAGGCGAAACTTGACGGCGTTGTCCCATCGTTAAATGCGATGTGCCATTCCAGCGCTGTTGACGTCGATGCGTAAATTGTCTGCAATGCATTCGCCGTGCCCGCCGCTGTACCATCGTAGTTCATCTCGCACGTCAATTCGCCTGCGTCCAGCATTCCGGGTAAAAACTCCCGAAACCGGCTCGTGCTTTCCATCGTCGAAACATCAATCGAGTTGCGGCCCTGGTTCGGCCCATCGATGCTCTGGATGTTGCCGATAGTTGTGTAGGCATTCGTGCCGTCCCTCACCTTTAATACTGTCCCATACCCACCTATAGCGTCACTCATAATTTGTTACCCCCATCAATTCAGGTCCTCTTTGAACCGGATAATAAAATCCAATGCCTTGCCAAAACGTAAAAGTGACCGAACGTCGGCCACGAGACTTAGTAAATCCCTTTCGCTTACCAGCTCAACGCAGTACAGCTTTATCCCGCCGTATGTCCCTTCGTAACCATCGAGCAGCTTTCTTACCGCCGCCGCCACGTTGCGGCAGTCGGCATATTCACAACCCCAGCAATTCACCTGCCATCGGCTGCGGACATAGCCGATAGGCGCAGTTAGCGTATGGCTTCTAACGCCCGCGATTTGCTGAAAAGTAATGGCCGAGGCCGCCTTGTACGCCGTCAAGTCAAACGGTGGCATCAATACTTCGTTGCGCTCGATAACCGGCAGCCAGGTATCGCTTACCATCCTGCCGGACGGCATAACCCCCGAATAAATCCTGTCCTCTACGAAATCACCGATAGCCGAGTCCGACGATAGCAGACTGAATAATGCCGTTTCAATCGTTGCCATTTATTCCGCATTGCCCACCGTCTTTGTAGTACCATCGAAACTAACCGCCTGCGACGTGGCCTCAGAACTATCGTCTTTGTATGTCTTTAACGCATCGCGTGTGGCGGTGCTTTTTTTGAAGAACCGCCGCCACAATTGTACGAGCATCTCCCGAAAGTTCGAGGCGACGCCTGAAGGCTCCGTTATGGCGATATTATCAAAGGCATCGGACGCTAAGACCATCTCAGGTTTATAAGTATCGCCGATGAGATAAACGCCGCCATAAAAATAGATTATTATGTCTTTGGCCTGGATAGTAGCACAGTCGCCCAAGTATAATCCCGTATGGCCGGTATCAGACAAGGCTATATCAGCCTCTCTTGATGTGCCGTCCGGCGCAAAGACATTGGCGGTAACATTTGCCAGCCCACCTTCGTAAGTCATTGAGAGTTCATTCGCCACTTACTTTCGGCTCTCTAACTTTGTTATTCTCGCTTGCAATTCATTCACTTCCGCTCTTAGTTTCTGCATTTCCTTGAGCATCGGCGCCCAAAGCCTGTTGTACTCGACGCCGTCCGGTATGTTGGTCTGTTTCCATTCGGCGATATAAGACTCATCCTCGCCGAACTCACCCTTGCGGACTGCTCGCACAGGGTCAACTCGATACCGGACGATTTCCGGCATTACCTCGTTGACCTCTTCCGCCACAAGGCCATAAATGCCCTTGCTTGAATCGTCCTTGCAGTCGTAAATGATGGGGCGAAGGCCGTAAATTCTGCAACTGTTTGCATCTTCAATGTTGCGGATATTCTTCTTGTAAACCAAAGAGGACGAATCATAGCCCACCTGATGAGTAGCGGTATCAATGACCATTGCCGTTTTGCCGGAAAGACCGGGTATGGTAGCCATCAAAATATCACCATCGTTCTCGGCTACGAACTGGTTGGTATTGCCCTCGGTCCAGATATGTATTGGACGGATAACTCCTTCTCCGTGTTGGGCACTGTACAATTCATATCTTGGTGTTTCCCCAGGAACATATCCGAATGTGAAACTTTCATAATTAGTATAATCGGCAGGTATGCTTTTTGCCCAAAATCTAATCATCACAGCTTCACTGCCGTCACCAGTTTTACCAAAGAAATGTAAATTACAAGGTTCTGTTGCTGTTTGAGATTGCAAAACAAGTTGGGTTGTTGCATAACCCAATTTAGTAAATAAATAATCCTGAGTCGTCTCACTAAGGGTAAGCTGCTCACATTTAATATCACCGGTGGCAGTTAAATCATCACAACTTATATCACCCGAAGTATAAATATTATTAGCTAAAAAAGTTACAGTACCAGTTTGTGAAGTTATCTCTAAATGATTAGCTGTATGTATACCTATATTTGCCCTTAATGTTTCCCCATCTTTGAAAACAACATCTGCATCAAGTCCACCCGTAAGTATTAAATCATGTCTTGTTGTTATATCTTCAAATGCCGGGCTACCCAAGTCCACATCTGCATCGGCCATTGTAATCGTCCGCGTCGTGCCGGTAGAAACCCCATCGACCTCAAATGCAACCCTTTTGGTGACGTCGCCGTTGTCGTAAATCCGCCACAGGTTGTCATTGTGGAATGGGGCCGGGGGATGGGCGGCGGCCATAATCAGCAGGCAAACCAAACATACAAACAGAATCAATATCTTTTTCATCAGGAATTATCTCCTTTTCGCAAATCAATCACTCCCTGGATTAGAATATAACTGATAACGATAACTGTCAGATGCCACGCGACCTGGCCGGCGATTTCCGGCTGCTCTTTAACAAGTAACACCAGACTAACAATGGTCGCCGTAACAACGCCGAGCTTCTTGCTCATAATTTGATTCAGGTCCATTAGCTTGTCGCTTCCTTGAAAATCATCCCGAAACTCAATCGCTTGCCGAACCGCCTGCGGCCCAGCAGCGTCGGGTCTTCCTCTATCTGGTCAACTTCGTTATTCAAAAACATCACGTAAACCTTCTGCGCTTCGGTTGTACCGCTATGACCGTCCAAAACCTTGCGGACTGCATCGGACAGGGTCCTTGCCCCGCCGTAAGTAGACGACCAGCAGGTAACATCAAACGCACTATCGACGTATCCAACCACGCCGCCGAAAGTATGGCTGCGGTCGCCGCCGGTCTGCTCATAGACTATCGCCGGAACCGCCTTGCCCTGCGGAATCACGCCGGGGTAAATCCTCTTGCCCACAAGACCATCCACCGTCTCATCGTTATCCAACAGGCTGAAAATAACTTTTTCGACCGTATCAACCGCCATGCTTAGCTATCCTCATCACGCCTTCGTAAAACCCCCGTGCGCATAGCCTGCACAAACACCTGAGATACCCTGGTTTATCCGGTATATGAAAAGCCGCCTGCTCTCATCTTCTTTCGCATCCGCTGCCGAGCGCATAAACGGAATCGGCGCAATGTCCTTCGCACCGCTGCCGCCCCGGCCCGGAAAGGCGTGGCCGAACTCAATAGCGGCGGGGATATAATATCTTGTGCCCGAAACCAGCTTTTTACTCTTAATCGACGATGCACTGCCCTTGCTGTAACCGACAAACTCCGGTACATCCGGCTTTGTCATTACAAGCAACCTGTATTCGTGAGGCCGCTTCCTTTTTGCCGCCCTTACTATGATATTCCTTGATAGTAAATCGCCCATTTTGCCGCCGACCATTCTTTTGGCGCATATTTTTGTCACATTTTGTACTGGTTGTGTGGCGATTCGCAAAGCATCGCGCACTACCGCCCTGCCGTCTTTGCGTTCGAGACGGAGCAGAACACGATTGAGTTCTTTTAATCCGGTAACCTGAACACCAATGCCCCAGTCATCAATCATAGGATTTCCTTGCAAAATAGTTCCAGTTCCGCCCCGCGCTCCCGCGGGTTTATCACGCTCACAATCTCAAGCGTCCGCGTGCCGAAGGCGATTCTGTCGGCCACGTCTACATTGGAGTTGTAACGGCATCTGACCCTGTGCGATAACTCGGCGTTGACCTCCTGCGCGTGCAACAATTCCCGGCCCCTTAACGGCTCGATGCTTGCCCACAGCGTTGCCTGCGTTGACCAGGTATATGTTACTTCGCCGTATTCATCCTGACTTTCTCCGCCGGTTTTCAGCGTTACTTTATGTCGTAGTTTTCCTGCCTGCATCACCAGTTCGCTCTTTCCTGCTGCAACAGCATCTTTGCGCCGAGCGGTATGCCGTCGAGTTTTACCTCCGTCACATCCTCACGGTGCTCGTATAAATGGCCGAGAACCAGTTTAATTGCTGCAATGACATTCTGTGGTATCTCGCCTATGAAGTGTGTCCCGGTTCCGGCGCCGGTAATATCAATAGCCGCTCCATCCGCCGTTGCCGCCAGTTTCAACGTCTGGCCTGATACGTCCCGCACGTGATAGTCGGTATTGGCCGCCAGGCCCTCCGGTAACGCGCCGCCGCTGTTACTAAGCCGCACAATATCGGCGTCGGTATATGTCCTGCCGGATACGGTCAGAATGTCCGTATCGGCTGCTGCTGTAAAACTCGCGGCATAACCAGCTATAAATGTCATCTTGACAGCATTCTCAACGCCTCGCACGCCCGAAGGCCATACCTGATTGTATGCCTCAAAGATGCGCGGCGGCTCGGCATAGCTGTCAACGGTATAAACACTCGTGCTCGCCGTCTGCGTGGTCCCATCGGTATCAACGTAGGTAATTGAACTGACCGAAACGAGCGGCCCGAACGGTGGGTATATTATCTCTGAAAACTCATTGTCGAATGCCATTTCATACGTCCGCACCACGAAAGACCGGCCCTGGTACGCCTCGCAGAATTGCCTCGCAGCGCGAATCAGATTAGTAATCAGCGTATCGTCGTCCGTTCCCGTCACGCGCAGATGGTCCTTCGCCGCATCCAGATAAACAGGCTCAACCACCGGCCCTGTAGCTATTCGCAAATAACTGTAATCCATTATGCGTCGGCATCCTCTCTGATTTTAACGCAGGCAAATATACCCTTCGCCAATGTGCCCGTATTGTGTGTTGCATCAATCTTGATTTCAAGAACATCGCCGTCAACGACGGCGCTCGTGCCGACGGTTCCCGCCTCGACGGTATAAGCAACGTTAGTCGAATCGAGCGTTATCGCCGCGTTCAATACCGTCGTGCCGTTCTTGAGCAAATCCACATCACAGGTATCATCACCGACAGCAGCCACAACCGAACCGGCCTCGAATCCCTCGATGGTTCCCGTTGCACCCTGAACAACATGGGCCACCCTCGCCTCATCGGCGGCGCTAGTCGCGCTTTCCTGCGAATAGACCTTTTCGTATTGATGCTGCAATTTTGACGCCGCGATTGCAGCAGCGGCGGCAACATCGTCATTAACAACCGTACCGGATGGTATGCCCAAAGTCGTCGCTGTCAGCGAACCTTCGACGTGAATGTCGCCTTTTAATTGACTTGCCATTTATGCCCCCTGTTTCAACATTTCAACTTTCGGCTCGCCGTGCGGCGGCGGGCCTTTGTCAATCAAATCGTTCATATAAACGTGTATTGGCCGCCAGTTATCCTGCGGCAGCCCGCTAAACGTACACACCTGTTGCATGTGGCCTATGAAGACCTCGTTTGCCTGAAAAACACGGCAGCCGGAACGTCTGAAGTTGTTCCAGAAGTAAATATCTTCGTCCTGCCTGCCCTTGCCCCAGCCGCCGGTCGGGTCCGGCACCGGCAGGAACCACGGCTTTGACATCCTCTTCATCGCCGATACGCGAATCAACGTCAGGCCGAAATGTGCGGTGCAGACTTCGTAAAGCGGTTTTTGAAAATCAGCAACAAGACCCTTCACTTCACCTTCGGCGTTGGCCGGGCCGCTGACGCCAATCAGCGGCAAATCTTCTTCCCGCTTGCACTGTACGGGGCACAAGGCGTCAATCTGTGCGTTCTCAGCCATTAACTGACACATCCTGATAACATGGTTCTTCGTAAACCACGTATCGTAATCAACTACCAGAATCCATTCGGTGCCGTCGCTGAGGTGTTTCTCTATCTGCCGGGTAAGAACATGGCCCCAAAATACCCCGCACCCACGGTCCAGCGGAATGCCCAACGGTATAATCGCCTTGATTGCGCTGAACAGGTTATCTGTAAACGCCAGTCGCGGCATTGACATTACCGCCGCAATATTCGTCTGCTCGGCATTGGGTATCGGATTCGCCGCCTCGCCTTCGAGCGGTTTTCTGCCCTGAATGTTCAGACTGACCGGCAGGGCGGCGCAGTCGTTTACTTCCGATTTCCACTCGGTCAAATCCCGCAGACCCGCCGCCGTCATCAAATCACTCAGACTAGTCTTATCAAAAGTCGCCTTGTGAAAATCATTCTCGTCAATCTGTCCACCGAACAGATAACCGAGCACATTGGTCTTTTCACCACGAGCATAAGGCTCGATAATCCTGCGAAAATCCGGCACGGCGAGTTTAATTATGCCGCCAGGCTTCAGCCGTGATACCCAGTGTTTCAAAACATCAAAGCACTGCCGATACGGAAAATGCTCGAAAACATGACTGGCGCGTATCTCATCTACCGAGTTTTCAACATACTTGCCCGGCAGCGGAAAAACTTCCTGCCCGAACTTACGGTCAATGGGCATATATCCGTCGATGACCGTATCGCCCGCACCCAGATTCAACTTAATCATTGATATTTCCTTTCACTTATCAAAACTGCTTGTCGTGCATATATGCCCGACCTTCGTTAAACTTCATTTTCGCCAGCGCGGCCTCGGCAATGTTGAAACCGTAGCCCTTTGCAATATCCATCAGCAGTATTAACACATCCGCCAACTGAACCTCGCCGCCACTCATGCTCGTTATGTTCTTATCCGGCGGGTTGCCTTCTCGCAGGCATTCAAGGGCCTCGCTGATTTCATTGTGCAATTCCGCGAGCACCTCGCCCTTGTTGCGCTTGTCGCCGGCCCGCCAGAAGCCCTGCCGGCAGCTGGTTTTGTGAACCTTGTCCGCAATCCGGTTAAAAGCCTCTATGAAGTCCGGGTCGTAAACAGACTCGATTTCATCGCCATCGCCGCGAATTGCACTGGCGGAAAGTCGCTCCGTATCCGGCCCGTGATAAATCCGTCTTACCTTGTAGCCGGGCCGCCGACCAAAACAGATTTCGCCGATGGGCGGCATAATGACCACATGTACCTTGTCGCCGAAGGCTTTGTGGATTAGCGCCATGCGGCCAATGGCCGACAGCGGGTTTTTATCGTCCCTGTCAGTTTCCATCAGTCCGACCGCAACGTGCTTGCCCTCATCAATTAACCTTTGTATCAGGGCCCTATGGCCATCGTGCAAGGGCTGAAAGCGCCCCACAACTAATGAGTATTTCATTTCGCATCCTTTCACTCGTAACCCAGCTCGGCCATCACTTCACCATGACATCGCCAGAACAGTTCCAAATCTTTTTCCGTCATATCTTCCCGCCAAATTCCGGTGCGACCGTTGAATAACTGCGGCCAGCTTTTTCCTTTTTCCTCGTAGTCATCAACATAAGGCCGCTTCGGCTCGCACCCCAGCATCGGCGCAATGTCACGCGCTATCATATTCGGGTCTTCAATCATATCCTCAAACCGAACGAGGATGGTCTTAGGCCGCTTCTTCGGCTGCCAGGCACGGTAATAATCCGACCAGCCGCCGAAAACGCATGATTGACCGACAATCGCACTGGCAATTGGAATAGTCCAGAATCGGCACAGCGCAGTTACGGCATCGCGCCCGTCACGAACGATAAATATCGCAGGACTGTCGTCAATCGGTATTTCGTGTGTTTTGATTACAAAGAGCTTATTGCTGTTATGGCAGCGACAATACTGTTCAAACGATGCATCTCGCCATCCTATGCCAAATTTCAAGACCTCACTGCCAAAAAGAAATTCCAACTCCGGCTCCGTATATTTCGAGTAAGGCGGAATATCAAAACAGTCCCTGATAATCTGCCGCAGCAAGGTACTTCCGTTTTGCGGCCAGCCGGCAATCCATAAAATCATAATACATTCCTTTCACTCAACAGGTTTAATTGGCCCTTTTACCTCGACGGGCCGGGCCGCAGCCCGAACCCGCCGAAGTGAAAGGACGTTCCAGGCAGTGAAGCGTTAGCCGGAAACTAAAAGTGCGACACTTGTGGAATTGGTCGCATCTCCGTAGTTTTTGACGTACTTCTTTACTGCCGTATCTTTCGACTGACCGGGGCGGGAAAGTAAAGCTATGCCGTAGCTTTCCCGTGCGGTCGTGTCGCCCGGCGTTACGCTGAGCTTCATATATCGCTTGCGCGCTTTCAGGTCGATTTGGAACTCAACCATATCGCCGATTCCCATTTTCGCCGCAGTTGGAATCACAAAGCCCGTAGAATCAGCGACAACGGACGTGCCGCCCGTCAAGGCGACAATCGCATCGCTGCAAGCGGTGTTTGTGCCCTCGGTGAATTTCAGTGTGCTAAGTGTCGCCAAAGACGTAACGTGCGTTGCCATTCCAAGGTACACATTCGCGCGGTCAAATCCTTTGGTGTCGAAAACCATCAAATGGGTCGCGTTGGTAGCGGTGGTCTCAGGCGGCATAACGCATACGCCGCATTGGTCTACATGTAACATAATTTACCCCCTTTCGATGGCTTATGCAGCAGCCAGGATTAAGCCGACAACGGGACCAGGTACGGTGGCCGTGCCGACATCGTGAACGTTTATGTCGAACCGGATGGTTCCTCGTACTGCGATTTCATCCCGCTCGAACACCGATTTACTGCCAACAACAGCGCTATCACTTTGCGCAATCGTGGTCCGGCGACGGTCGCCGAAGTCGGCGGCCTGCGCGAAATTACCGAACAGAATGCAAATCTGACTGACCGCTTCTGTTGATGGCATCGCCTCGGCCATAACGACCGGATAACCGAGCGCCTTTTCAGTCGGCACACCGTCGATAATATCTCTGACGGTATTGCCGCCTGCGGCCTGTGCGAGTCTGGCAATGACCTGGTCGTAAACCAGAGGCGAGCAGCACCACACAGCCCCTCTTCTTGCGTAGCTCGGACAAATACTGATGAGCTTGTTGAGTTCGGCAAGGGTCGGGTCAAGGTAATTTCCGCCGGCGGCGGAGACCAAAACGAGTCCACCGCCGTCATTGACGCCGTTGACGTCGCTTAGCGCCTGCCGCACACCGACCATACCGCCGTAGGTTGCAGAGCCGTCGCCGGCAAAGCCACATTCGTCGATTTTCTTGGCGAACGCGTATGCGATTTCGCCGGTAAGGTCATCGGCAATGTTGATAATCGCATCCTCGGTAAGCTCATTTGTGATACGAGCGATTACGCCGAGCTTCTTGGCAATCAGCTGTACCTGGTCCCAGCCCTTGTCGCTCTCAGTGATAGCGGTGTCTTCGCCGAAAAAGGTAGCGGTAAGTCCGCCCGTTCTTCGCGGACGCAGAATAGTATCACTCGTCATTGCCACCGTTCTGGCAAGTCGCTCGAAGACGCCGTACTCTTTGCGCAGGTCGATGATGTCGTTGTCCAACTGGTCATAAACGAGGTATCCACCCTTTGTGTTTATGTTCTCCTGATGAACGGCTGCCATCAAACCGTGCTCGGCGCACCATTGCTTCGCCTTCTCATTTCCGAACATTGCGAAGTAAAATTGTCCGGCCTTATACGCCCGCACGTCCGCATCGGCCCCTTTGAAAGACTTCAAAGAACCCCAGCGTTTTACGGTGGCCGGAATCGTTACTTTGTCCACCTCGATTTTCAGCGGCTCGGTATGAGCTACCTGGTCGGGCGAAATCTTGCGGTCCATAAGCGGAAGCGTGGCCTGCTCTTTGACTTCCTGCTGCCGTCTGAGCAGGGTTTCGCGGGTCGTGATTTTGCCGTTGAGCACATCGCATTCCGCGTTTAGCTCATCGAATCGCGCCTGCTCATCTTCGGTGATGTCCCTGTTTTCATCGGCAGCGGTCTTCAAAATAACATCCATATCCGCTACAAGGGCCGTCTTCTTGTCTTTGAATCCTTGTAATATAAGCATTTATTGGCCCCCCAATAAAAAAGACCGCCTGAAGCGGTCCACAAAAATTAACAATCTTTTACTTTACGATATATCAATCAGCTACTCGCCGCTGCTTCCGCTTTGCGGCTTTTACTGTCACAAAACCTGCCTTTGTCTGTCCAGCTCAGCCCTCTTTGTTCTCGTTCGCGGTTTATCGACTCGGCGCGCCATATAGCGCATCAACTCCGCCGAAGTCGCAATCTTATCCACCATGCCCGCATTGAGCGCGCGCTTCGCACCCAAAACACGGCCTTCACCGTAACCGTTCTGTATTTTACGCTGCGACACGCCCCGAAACTCAGCAATATCCGCCGTCATCATATCGTAAGCATCATCTGCCATTTGTTGCAGCGCCGCTTTTGCATCATCACTCAAAGGCTCAAATGGATTTGCTTCTTCTTTATATTTGCCGGCCTTAATTATCGTATGTTTAATTCCCCCCTTTTCATCCGCGCCGCTCTTGTCTTCATGAAGAGCATATACGCCAATAGAACCTGCCAAGCCGCTCGGCGTCATCCAGATTTTATCCGCCGCCGCCGAAATCCAATACGCCGCCGACGCCGACAGCGTATTTACCATAGCATAAATCGGTTTTGTGCTCCTGGCGGCGAAAATCTCCCTTGCCATTTCGTGTGTGCCTGCAACCTCACCGCCCGGACTATCAACATCCAGCACAATCGCCTTTACGGTCGGGTCACTAACCGCAGCACGAAAGTATGCACCAAATCCCTCAAGTGATGTCCCACCAAACAGCATACTCAAAAGACTCGGTTTGTGATTGATTACCCCCCAAAGCGGCAATATCGCAATCTTGCTATACTCCTGCGACGGTCTCGCGGTCGCACCAACCAGCTCATGCTGTTGTTCGGCCAACGATGCAGCCATTTCCCGTAGCGTTTCCGGTATTATCGCCCATATCCTGCCCCATACATTCGGCAGAATGCTCACAGCCTGCTCTTTGGCTGCCGCCTCAAATTTGCCCTTGTGCTCGGCACAGTGTGACTTGGCTTCCGCCGCCGTCCAGGTCTTTTTGTTGTAACGATAAGCCTGCTCGGTTATCGCGGTCTTACCCTTTAATCTGCCGAAAATCACGCCGTACTTTTTGCCGTCATGCTCTCTTTCATCCCGTCTGAAACTATCGGCCTGAAAATCTTTAGGATTACGCAACCGACATGCGTGTTCATTTGGATAAGGCATTTTTTGTTACCTCTTTCAACATAATTACAATACCATCTTTTCTGATTTCCTTCCATGCCGCAAGGCTGCCGTCAAAGTTGCCCTGCATAAACGCTTCAATACCTTCGGTCGTCAATCGCTCTGTAATCGCATCGAGCGGCAGGCCGCCTTTGACCATTTCGTTCAGCGGCGCAAGCGTCTTTTTGATATAACCCGCGTGTTTGGCGTAAAACTTCTCCACCCACTCGCCGAATGCCTCCGGCTCGGCTCTCGCCTGGTCTGCGTGTTTTTCGACCTCACGGATTTCGGCGTTTGCCAGTCGCGCCGCCATATCGTCGATAATCGCATCCATCCCGATATGGTCATCTTTTCCGTCAAACGCCATAGCCACCGCCTTTTCCTTTGGCTCCGGCAACAACGCCCTCGGCGGTGGTGCTTCCTCGCCCACCTCCCGCATATTAAGCGGTATCAAATATCCTTCGCCCAGGCCATCCGGCAGTGGGTTCATATCCTCAAGCTCCCGGATGTCATCGGCACTCAGCCAGCCCCATTCCCGGCCCGTCCGATATGCCTCGTACCGCGTCTTAATATCACCCCGCAGCAATCCTTCGGCGGTATGCCTTGCGAAATATCCCTGCTCCTGCTCATCGGGCGTCAGCAGCTTGCGCCAAATCTCCTGCTCCCATCGCGTAAACCACGGCGTCAGCGTATCCGTTACATATTCGAGACTCTGATGTTCGATGTTGTCAAAAGTTGCGCGTAATAAATCGTGTACCTTGTGCGGCGGCATTCGGAACCACCGGCAGATTTCAGGGATACTAAATTCCCGACTCTCGATAAACTGCGCATCTTTGAGCGGCATTGTTATCTGGTCATACTTGAGGCCCTCTTCGAGAATCATCAATCGCGCAGCGTTGTCGGCCCCCTTGTGCATCTTTTCAAACGCCCTGCGCAAATTCCCCCTCGCCGTGTCCGTCAATTGCGCCGGATGGCTCAATACCCCACCCGGTATTGCACTATTGCCGAAAAACGACCCCGCAAATTTTTGTGACGCCGCTGCTATACCCAATGACTCTCTCGCATATTTCACTACGTTATAGCCCTGCAATCCATCGTAGCCAAGTCCGGGAATGTGCAGCATTTTATCCGCCCGAAGCCATGTCCGCTCGCCGTTGTCGGTAGTGACCTCATACCAAATCAAACCGTCGTCTACTCGATATACCCGCACCCTGTCGGGGCGGAGCGGCCATAACGCCGCCGGATGTCCGGCAATATCACGTTGAATCTCTGCATATCCGTTGCCCCAACCCAAACAGTGCGCCGTCAAGGTCTGCCGGAACGTCATTGCCGTCATTTCAGGATTCGGTGAATCATGAATAAGCCGATATACCGGATGGTCAAATTGCGGCTCCTTGCCGCGGGGTTTTATGCTTTTGTAAATTTTTAACGGCAGCTTACCAACGTCTTCGCTGATATTGCGCATACAGGCGTAGAACGCGGCGATTTGGAGCGATGTATGTTCGTTAATTTTCTCGCCGGAGGCGGATTTCATCCCCCCCCGTAGCCATTCTACGAACCAGCCGGTCTTATCGCGCTGCGTAGCCGCCTTCAGGCTGGAATAGCCCAACCAACCGGCTACGGTATCTAAAATCTTCAATTTGCCCCCTTAAAGTGAGTATATCTGACCGGCAACCCTTGCTTCCGATTGCCGGCGGGTATTGTCAGGCTCAAAGAACCATTGGCTCTTGAGTCTCGTAAATACTCAGTCTCGATTCAGGCTGTGCTATCAATCGGCCTATGGCCATAATCAGGGACACTATGCCGTCAATCCGCTCGGTGCTCTTTTTCTTCGACGGCTTGATATTGCCCGCCGCATCGAGTTCTGCGGCAACATTAGAGGCCATCCAGCGCAGAACCGGATGGCCCCCGTGTTGCAGGCCCCCCTGGATTATCAGTTTTTCCAATTCCTTGCTCGGTGCCGACATCGAAGCATAACCCTGGCCGAACGGCACCATTTCAAAGCCATCGCCTTGGAGCTGCGTCATAATCTGCGTTGAATTCCACCGGTCCACGGCAATCTCTTTGATATTATACCGCTTGCCCAGTTCATTTATTTCCGCTCGCACAATATCATAGTCGATGACATCGCCGGGGGTTGTGCGAATATGGCCCTGCTTGACCCATAACGGATAAGGTACCTTGTCCCTGCGGTGCCGTCTGTAAGCCGCCTTCTCCGGCAGCCAGAAGTACGGCAGGACGTAAATCATCCCGTCCCCGCGAAATACCAGTACAAATGCCGATAAGTCGGTCGTTGTGGACATATCCAGCCCGCCAAGGCATTCAGCACCCGCCAAAGCCTCGGCATCAACAAGCCCATCGCACGCATCCCACTTATCCATGCCCAGCCAGCGAACATCCTGCTGCGTGCGGATATTCAAATGCAGCCGCTTGAATGTATTTTCATAGGCCGGACTTTCTTGTGCCTGCTTGCACGCCCGCTGCAAACGGTCCAATAATACACTAACACCTAAATTTGGATTTGCCTTCTTCCAGACCTCCTCGCTCGTCCAGTCATCATCCCTATCGGCTTGGTACACTACCGGCAGAAACGTCGGGTCTTCGATAATACCACTACTGACCTTTAACGCATAATCTTCCTTCTCGTTGCAAATCGACCCTTCCCGCTCGAAGTCGCTGGTCGTTATGTATACAATCAACGGCTGGCGTCTTGCTCCCGTCGAAGTAATCAGCGCATCGACTAACTCTGAATCCGGCTGCGTATGCAGCTCGTCTATAACCGCCCCGTGCGTATTAAATCCGTGTGCGCTAAGCGAATCGGAACTTATAACCCGATAGACCCCATAGTTCGGGTCCCCCGGCTCACCCACCTCAATGGCCTTGGCCTGGCCCTTGAAAATCTTGCAATTATCAGCAAGCGTGGCCTCCTGCCGCACCATACCTTGCGCATGAATAAAGACCAACGAAGCCTGCTTGTATTCGCTCGCGGCCCCATAAATCTCCGCACCCGACTCCTGGTCCATAAACAGCAGGTACAGGATTATGCCCGCCGCCATCGGCGTCTTGCCATTCTTGCGGGCGACCTCGATAAACGCCTCTTTGTACCGCCGAAAACCCGTTACCTTATTGAGCCAGCCGAACAGGTTGGCGATTATGGCCTTTTCCCAATCCTCAAGCAGAAATGCCTGGCCCGCCTTCTCGCCCTTGACATGGGCAAGCTTCTGCTGGAAGAAGTCTATGGCTTCGGCAGCCGCCTCCGGCTCGAAGTAATAGTCCTCGGCCCCCTTGTACGGGTCATAATCGGGGATTGTCTTGATAAGTTCGAGCAGCGATTCAGGGTCTACCGGCGGCGGAATCTCGCGTTTCCGTCCTTTCGGCGGCTGCATCTGTTGGTCTTTTTGCCGTCTTGCAGCTAACCAACTGCCCCTTTTCTCTAACTGCTCTATTGATAATCGCTTAGGACCACGTTTACCCATAATTACCAAGAGAAATCACAATTGAAGCATAAACAGCCGAAAACGACATCTTCTTCAATGCCTATATCGAAGTGCATACCGTATGCGTCATCCGGCCTTGCCCCGCAGATGGGGCAAACCCGGTCGAAGATTACTATGACGACCTTATCCGGCCTTGGGACGTGTGATATGTCCCTAATGGGCTTCTTCATAAACCACTGCCCTTCACTTATAAGAGCAAGTGGTGCATTTATTAGAATTGCTTAACGGCTGATTTGTCCATTCCTGGCGTGTAGCGGGCGATTTTGCCCCGTTTATTTTTTTTCAAGTGGTGCAATCTAAGCCTTTTGAGCCATCTGCCAACCGTTGTATGGCTCAGTTTTGCCTTCCTGCCCGCCGCCCGCTGGCTCAATCCCTTAATCGTTACCAGCCAGACGGCGTATAAATGCCTATAATCCGGTTCCTTCCGTCTCATCCGTCAGTCCTTTGTTCTCAAGTTCCACATGCGCATCTTTCGGTGGCATTGTTATCTGCTCATATTTCAGACCCTCTTCGAGAATCATCAACCGCGAAGCATTGTCGGCCCCCTGGTGCATCTCCTCAAGCGCCTTGCGTAAATTTTCTTTCGCTTTGTTCGATAACTGCCCCGAATGGGTTAGTATCCCACCTAGCGGGTGAAACAATGCGATGAATTTCCGCAAAACCACCACCGGGCCGAATATCTCTTTTTGCGCTCTTTTACCCCTCGGCCACAGTATTTCTTCTAAGCCTTTATGTTCCTTCCGTCTCATTTGTCAATCCTTTTCAAAAACTGGACGGGGCCTGCATCAGACCCCGCCCCCTTGCCTTGCCTGCCTTGCCACGCCAGGTCGCACCTGACCTTGCCGCACCTCACCCCGCCACGCCTGCCGTGCCTCACCGTGCCTCGCCTCGCCATACCGCACCATGCCGTGCCGTGCCTGCCGTGCCCTGCCTCGCCTTGCCGGGCCACGATATATCGTTTTTGATATATCTTTCATCCCCCGCACCCCACGATAACCGGCGGCTGATTGACCCGGAAAACATCCAGCAAAATGCACCGCCGAGTGGTCTTCGGCCCATCCGAATCGGGCGGTTCCGTATCGGTGCAGGACACCTGCACATAATGCACGCCCACCGCCTGCGGTATCCAGTCCAGCCGGAACACCTCGGCGTCGTTGATGTCCGGCGTTACCGTCATTGCCGCAGGTCCGTTGTCAATCTGCACGCTAATAGCCATTTCTTCCGGGTCGCAGCATTGCAGACCACAAGACCAATTCTCACCAATAGGTATCCGTTCCGCCTTGACGATGGGCCAAAGTACCTGCCCGGCGTCATAATCAAAACCCACCTCGTTGGGCTCTACCACTGCCGGCACCGGGCACTCCTGCTCGGCCCAGGCTGTAACAAAAAGACCAAACAAGCGAGAGCCGGCAGGCTTAAAACTCAAAAGCCCCAGAACCAGCCCAATAATCGCGATTCTTAACCAATTCTTCATTTCAAACTCCTTTC